ATCGTTGCAACTTACGGGGTTGCTGCTGTGGGGATCAATATTCCTCGTATTTTTAATCTTGTTTTAATTGAACCTGGCAAAAGTTTTGTACGGGTTATACAGTCTATAGGTCGTGGTGTTCGTAAAGCTAAGGATAAAGACTTTGTACAGATTTGGGATATAACCAGTACATGTAAGTTTTCTAAAAGACATTTAACAGAACGGAAAAAATTTTACCGAGACGCACAATATCCATTTACATTAGAAAAGGTAGATATACAATGAAAGTTTTAACGCTTAACAATGAATCATATGATTTGAACAACTTGCCAGATGAGCTAGAAGAAGATTTTAGATTTAGTGTATTAGACAACAGCGATCCTTCTGATCCAGATTTTTTCTTTATACCATTAGTATTTCTCGAATCTTTTAGTAGTCCTGCTATAGTATTAGATATAAGAGGAAATGAGATCATAATGCCTATAGATTGGCATATTGCTGTCGGAGATAGCAGAGTTGGAAAAGATTTAGAAGTCTTGCCCTTAACTAGTATTAATGATAGAGGGTTTGAAGCTTTTTTATTTAATCCTCGAAAAAGTTATAAAGCTGATTATAGTCTAATTAAAGTAAACAATTACTATAATGATGTAAAATGGTTTTTTCCTAAAGTAAAAACAGGACAACTATTATCTGTTCCGTTGTCGGATGAGCCTGATCCATTATGTGCATTTTTTTGTAGAGATATTTCTAAACAACACGAAGTAATTGATTTTTGTAATCTAATTTAAAAATTGATATGGATAAAATCCCTTTAAAAGATATTTTAGGAGCTATTGATCTAAATGCAAGATCAGTGTGGAAAGAATTAACTGACGCACAAAAAAAATCTATTACGCAATCTTTCTATGTGTTAAATAGATATGCATCATTTGTTCAAGGTAACCGGCAAGAACAAGAAGATGCAGTTTTAAAAACAAATGAATTTTTTAACAAGCACTATATGGCTTGGAAAAATGATCCAGAATTTCAATGGCAACTCTTATGTTTATGTGGTAATACTGGAAAGATTTTTTTCCATAAATTTATATATCTTAAAACAATTGTAAGTAAAAATGTAGAAATATTAGCCAAACTGTATCCTAACAGGAAATTAGATGAATTAGAATTATTAGAAAAAATAAACACAGAAGAAGACTTATTTGATTTATTTGAAGATCACGGATTAGATGTTAGAAAATAAACGTTTTAAGTGTAAGTATTGTAACACGTCTTATACTAAAGAAAAGACATTAGTTGCTCATATGTGCGAAAAAAAGCGAAGAGCTTTGCAAAAAAATGAAAAACGTGTTCAATTAGGCTTTTATGCGTTTAACGAATTTTATAAAAAAAGCATGCATTCTAAAATAGATAAAACATATGATGATTTTTGTGCTAGTCAATACTATAATAGTTTTGTAAAATTTGGTAGCTTTTTAAATAACGTAAAGCCTTTATATCCAGAAAAATATGTAACTTATGTTGTAACTAGCGGAGTCAAGTTAGAACATTGGTGCAAAGAAGAGCTATATGAAAAATATGCAATAGAGCTAATAAAAAAAGAAGATGTAACAACAGCTTTAGAAAGAAGTGTAATAACGATGACAGAGTGGGCTGCTGAAAATCCTCCTGCTATTTGGAATCATTATTTTAATTTAGTATCTTTAAATCGTGCAGTTTATCATATTAAAGACGGTAAAATTTCTCCTTGGGTAGTGTTAAATAGTGCAAGTGGAAAACATATGCTAGATAAATTTAACGAAGAGCAGTTAAAGATGATATATCATATTATGGATCCAGAACATTGGGCGCTCAAATTTAAAAGACAGACAAAAGATTTAGATTTAGTAAAACAAGTTATAAAAGAAAGTAAATTATGAATCTAGTTTATTATCCTGCAGATATTTTAAAAACACAAGTTAAACCAGTTGATTTAAATAATTTAGACTTTGATCCTTTAGAGATCAAAGATAAAATGATTTCGATTATGCTCGAACACGGCGGCATTGGATTATCAGCTAATCAAGTAGGATTAGATGCACAATTGTTTGTAATGGGCAATAATTTAAAAGATGCATCATTGCTAATAAATCCAACAGTGCTGCAGCACACTGAAGAAAGTTATATAGATTTAGAAGGATGTTTAAGCTTTCCTGGTATTTTTACTCAAGTAAAAAGACCTAAAGAAATTTTAGTAGAATATTATGATGAAAATTTAGAACACAAACGAACACATCTTACTGGATACAGTGTAAAAGTATTTTTACATGAATACGATCATTTACAAGGTATAACAATGAAAGATAGAGTGTCTGTATTAAAATGGAAAATGTCATGTAAGAAAGCAAAAAAGAAAGGTTACTTAAATGCCTGATATTGATATTGATTTTGCAGATCGTAACAAAGTTCTTGATTTGATAGATTATAGATTAGCAAGATTAGACAATAATAAAAAACACAATACAGGCATTTATGTAACTGATATACCGCATGATCCTATAACGAAAATTTCAACTATAGATTATAAAGAAGCAGAAGATAGAGGATTTTTTAAGTTAGATTTCCTTAATGTATCTATCTATAAAGAAATAAAAGATGAAGAACATCTTTTGGAATTGATGGAAAAAGAACCAATATGGGAACTATTAGAGCATGCTGATTTTGTAAAAAAATTATTCCATCTATCAGGACATGCTGACATTTGCAAAACATTAAAACCTAAAAACATAGAGCAATTAGCAGCAGTTTTAGCTATAATTCGACCTGCTAAAAGATATCTATTAGGAAATGATTGGAATTATATTTTATCTGAAGTATGGAAAAAACCCACTGACGGATCTTATTATTTTAAAAAATCACATGCAATATCATATGCTGTTGCAGTTGTAGTTCATATGAATCTAATTTGCGAGCAGTTAAAAAATTCTTAATTACTTTTTTGGTTTTCTTACCAGTAATACACTCTTCCGTTTGATTCTCTTCGCTGATAAATTATTCAAATTTACAATTGGGCCTTGAATAACTGTAACGTCTTTTGTATTCATTGTCATTAGACTATATAAAAGATTTTCAATGTCATTTTTTAGAAAAATTGTAATTGGAATTAATCTATTACTTTCCATCCACCAAATACTGCCTAATTCTAAAAAAGTATTTCTTTCTTGTACGGTTTTAATTTTAGCATAATCTAAAAAAGTAGTAACGAGCGTATCCTGATTGACTAAGATCCCTACGTATTCTTGATTACCGTAATGGACAATGTTAATGAATGGATATTGTTCTTTTATGTTATTTCTTAATAGCATTTGTTCTAAATTTAACAAGTATCAAATTTTAATAAATATAGTATGCAATTGATACAAAGATATTTATTAAAAAACAGAATTACTTTAGTTGTGAATGAGTACGGCTATTCTTGGGAGTACATGCCAGTGTATAATAGACAAATAAAACTTTTTAGAGGTATTGATAACACTATCCAATTTAGACTTTTAAATGCAGATCAAAAACCGATTGACCTTTCATTATACACTCCAAAATTTGTTGCCTTTGATGAAAATGAAAATCTCATTTTTGATAAAACAGGAGAGATTAATTCTATAGATGACAGTAGTGCGAGTAGAGGTTTATTTACAGTAACAATATATGAAAATGATATGTTAAATTTACCACAACAATTTATAAGATTTAATGTATATTTAATAGATGTTAATGGAGATAAACAAATAACATATAACAATAGTCATTTCGATAACAACGCAACAATTTTTATAGACCATTATGCATTTCCTGGTCCATCAGAACCAATTCAATTATCTACTTTTACTGAAAATGGAAATTTTTGGACAAGCGAGTCTATTAGTGCAGAACCGGCTATAAATAATAATTCAGCTTTGCACACTTACGCAATCTATGCTAATGGATATATAGGTAATTTAGAATTAAAAGGTACATTAGATACTAGTAGCTCTAGTACAGACTGGGCAATACTTGATACAATAACATTTGATGGGTCAGAATCTGAACCTGTATATGGAAATTTCTTTGGTGTGTTCAATTACATTCAATTTGCTGCTGATGCTAACCCGGCAAATAAATTAACGAAAATTTTAATAAAAAATTAATTTAGGACAAATTATGGCTAAACAAACTATTAATATTGGCACAAGCGCAAATAAAGGAGATGGGGATCCGTTAAGAGTTGCGTTTGATAAAGTAAATGATAATTTTGATGAACTATATAATTTATCTTATACGCCTGCAAATACTACCGATTGGTCAGGCACCGCACCCACCACCATCACGGCTGCTATTGATAGATTAGCAGTAGTAGTCAAAGCACTAAACAATGATACAGGTGCTTAATAATTTAGGAAATAAAGATGAATACTGAAATTATATTATCTACACAAACACATCCAGGAGATAGCACATTAAATATCGTTACAAGTGAAAAATTTAAAGGTGATGGGTATTATGGAAGATCGGACGGCTTACATACTATTCAAGTTAGTTTAAATGGATTTATCGGTAAAATAAAAATAGAAGCATGTTTAAATGTAAATCCAAACGAAGAAGATTGGTTTACAGTAATTTTAGAGGATTTAAGCACGGTTTCTAATACAACGCTTTTAGATTATATAGAAAATGAAACTAGCAGTAAATTGTATAATTGTAAAGGAAATTTTGTTTTCTTACGTGCTAAAGTTTACGATTGGACTGATGGCACCATAAATAATATCAGACTAAATTTATAGTTGACAAAAAAATTTATCATGCTATAATACTAGCTATGAGTATTGTATCAGATGTAGTATCTTCATTCTTACCACATAAAAAGAAAATCACTCCAAGCGGTTGGATAAGTTTCAACGCTCCTTGCTGTCATCATCTTGGGCATGCCCAAGACACAAGAGGCAGAGGTGGATTAATCATTAACAACAATGGAGGTGTTAGTTATCATTGTTTTAATTGTGGCTTCAAGTGTAGTTGGCAATCTGGTAGGAATTTATCTTTAAAATTTAAAAAATTTTTAGAATGGTTGAATACACCAGACGATGTTATAAAACAATTATCATTAGATCTACTAAAGCAAATTGAATCTACTACACTAAAAAATGCATTACCGAAATTACCTGTATTTAAAGAAACTAGCCTACCAGAAAATTCTATTTGTATTAACACTTGCAACAATGTTCCTAATAATTTGTATCCTATTATAGAATATATTTCTACTAGAAATTTAAATTTTACAGATACTAAATTTCATTGGTGCTCAAATCTTGCATATAAAGATAGATTAATTATACCTTTTTACTTTAAAAACAAAATTGTAGGTTACACTGCAAGAACAATACAAAATAAAACACCTAAATATTTAACTAGTTCGCAACCTGGTTACATTTTTAATTTAGATAATCAAAATGAAGAATATAAATTTATGATTTTATGTGAAGGACCAATAGATGCTTTACATATTAAAGGCGTAAGTATACTAGGATCAGAACTGTCTGACAGTCAAATCACACTCTTAAAATCTTATAATAAAGAAATAATTGTAATACCTGATAAAGATAAATCTGGAAAAAAATTATGTAACCAAGCTTTAGACCTAGGATGGTCTGTAAGTTTTCCCAATTGGAATAAAGATATTAATGATGTATCTGATGCTGTTAATAAATACGGTAGACTATTAACACTTTATACAATTATTAAAGCAAAAGAATCTAATTCATTAAAAATAAAACTAGGAGCAAAAAAATGGTTTGGTTAAAACAACTAATAAAAAAACTATGGCATTTTGTCAAATATCCATATGTATGGATAAAAGAAGAAATTAAATTTAGAAAAAAACTTAAAGAATTAAGAAAAAGAGATCCTTTTATTTACAATTAATATGATTACGTGGGGTATTAGTGCAAATAGTCACGACGCTGCTTTGTCAGTCCATCATGATGATAAAATTAAATTTGCTAGTCATACTGAACGTTTTAGCGGCAAGAAAAACGATGCTCATTTAAATCAAGATATTATAAACTATTCGCTGCAATGGGGAACTCCTGATAGGATTATTTGGTACGAGAAACCTTTACTAAAAACTACACGGCAGTTATATGCAGGACAAAAAGGTTTATTACACAAAAACCGTATAAAAAAATATTTAGAATCTTTTGGCCTAACAGCGCCTATATCAACAGTAGGTCATCATCATTCACATGCAGCAGCTGGATATTATACCAGTGGTTTTGATCATGCTACTGTATTAGTTATAGATGCTATTGGTGAATGGAACACATTAAGTGTATGGGAAGGTGAGTACGATAAACTGACCTGTAAACGTACATGGAACTATCCTAACAGTATTGGCATTTGGTACAGTGCAATGACACAACGTATTGGATTGAAGCCAAATGAAGAAGAATACATACTTATGGGAATGGCAGCATATGGTGATGCTGGTAAATATGGAGAAAAGATATTAAATGCATTTTGGGACAAGAGTTCAAATCTTCTTAATATATTTGATTGTTTGCCTAATTTCCATTTGAAACACAATCTACATAGGGGATGCATGTGGTGGGAGCCTACCAAGATTGCATTTAATATCGTAGATGGTAAGCAAGAGTTTACACAATGGGCATATGACGTAGCAGCAGGAACGCAATGGGCTTATGAGTATATATTAACTAGGATAAGTAAGGCTGTAGCACGGACATACGCTAGCAGTAACCTAGTTTTTATGGGCGGCTGTGCTTTGAATTGCAGTGCAAACAGCAAGATAGTTGAGCATTGGAACGGTGAAGATAACATATGGATAATGCCTAATCCGGGCGATGCAGGCAGTTGCATAGGTGCAGTGCTTGCACACAGAGGCACACACATAGAATGGCCAGGACCGTATTTAGGTTATGAGATAGAAGGAGAATATCCAGTAGATGAAATCGTTAATGAACTTATGCAAACGGGTATTGCAGGGGTTGCGTCAGGAAGAGCCGAGTTCGGTCCTCGTAGCCTTGGCGCTCGCAGCCTTCTTGCTGACCCTCAGCGTATGGATATTAAAGATAAAGTCAAT